CTCAAGTTAAGTGATTAACTGCATGAACTAGCTTTTGATAATTTAGATCATCATCATAATTAGATTTCATGTTTTAATCGCTTACTAAAATAAATTGGTCTTTGGTAAGGATTTCTCATTTTGGTACGAGTCCCTTTCAAATCTCATACACAATTTCAAAGAATCCCCCCTCAAACTCTCTCATGTTGTGGTATTCTCCATTAGGATCACATCCTAAGTAGTTTATACCATCTCCTTTGCTGGTAATAATTCGTTTATTCATGGCAATGTGGATACGAAATAAAAGAGTTTCCTGTTCATATAAGTAGTATCTCCTGTTGCCATGAAAGGCTCAAACAAAAAAGAACTCACTTATATATACTGCAGGTCGGTTTTGGGATTTACCTGCAGTAAATATAAACAAGTTCTTATATTTACTGCCCAAAACCCTTTTGCGATTATCAGCTTTCTCTTATTTGTGATAGACCTTATTTGTGCGATAGAGCCTTATAAAGAAAAAGCTAATGATCTAGTCATTAGCTTGTAAAGTAAGTTGTTCTCTTTTGAGATACCTATGTCATTTAATTTAGGAGTGTGGATTATCTATTCACGCTCTTTTTTTAAATGAAACTTTACTTATGGCTATTGGGTAATAGCACGGCTACAAGCCAACTCCTCTATCGGAGTTATTTTTTAATGACACCTAATTATAACATATTTGATTTAAAAATGCAAGTTTTTTTAGACTTTTTTTATATAAAAAAATTATAGCAGTTCTAAACTGATATTTCTAAATCAGATTTTTTTATTTTTTTAAAATTTTAATCAGAATTGTAATTTTTTTAGCTCTACATCTTCACATCATAAATAAATTTGTGTAGTAGTAATCCTTTTATGACCTAATAACTTTGCTACATTATAAATATTGCTACCATGAATATGCAATAGATCAGTAGCGAATGTATGCCTAAAACGGTGTGGGTGTATATGGAATCATAGTTTAGCTGTAAGTTGCTCGTATATTCTTCTTATGGAAGATTCTCTTAAATGTTTCCCCTCTTTTGTACTATCAAAAAGATATTCTGAATTTCTTTTTCTTTCAGATAAGTATTCATTTATCATATCTAATAATTCTTTTTTGAGAAAAACAACTCTCCTCTTTCATCATTTACCTATTATCTGCAAAGTCTCTCAGATTTCTTCCACTTTTATCTTAGCTAATTCATGAACTCTTAAACCTGTATTCATTAACATATATGTTAGTAATTTATTTCTTAATTGTGTAATATTCTTTTTTCAAATTCACTTATTAACAGCTTTTTTAATCAGCTTTTTCTGACCATCATTAAAGAATCAAACATTTCTTTCAGAAACTTTACATCAAAAAATCTTAGCAGGATCTAATACATTCAGATTTAAAATATTTCTACAGTATCTTAAATATCCTCTTATAGCATTGATACTATTATTACAAGATGAAGCAGATAATCAAACCTTTCTTTCTTCGGAGATAAACAAATAAACATCTGATAACTCTATTTCACAAATCCTATTAAGTGATTTTCATAAAGAACATAAAAAGCATTCAAACTTATTAAGTGATTTTCTATATCTAATAATCGTATTAAGAGATAATCATTTATTGTATAATAAAAAATCTAAATAATTTTCCATTTTAATCTAAATAAAAAAAGTAAAATCGTTATAATAGACTCTACCTTTCATCTCTATCACATAATTTAATATAAAAAAGTCAATATGTAAAAACAAGGTAAAGTCTGAAAATAGTGATAACCAAAAGTTTTTAATCAGATTTCAATTAAATTTTCTCTTGCAAAAGTAGATTTCAGGAGTATAATTATGTTGTGATAGACAAACGATAGAGCCTTACTTTATAACAGTAAGGCATTTTGACTTAATGGCAAAAACAAAGAAAACTAAATCTCCTACTAAAACAAAGCTTAGACAAAAAGCTGATTCAGTTTTTTCTACCTTTGTTAGATTGAGAGATAGTAACAAACAATGAATAGTAACCTGCCCATTATGCTGATCTAAGCTTCCACGAAAGAAAGCTCAGAATATGCACTTTATCAAAAGGAGCTGTTGGTTTTATCGTTACGATGAAATGAATTGCCATGCCTGATGCTATCGCTGTAATGTAATCTTAAGCTGAAACTACATTGCCTACACTAGATGGATGCAGAGAGAATATGGAATAGATTTTATAGATCACATGATAGATGAATCAAAGAAGCTACACAAAGAATGGAGTAAAGAAGACTATCAAAAGATAATCGATACATACACAGAAAAGATTATTGAATATTCAAAAAAACTGACAGTATAAGTCAGACTTTTTTATTTCCTTTAAAAACAAAATGCACATTTCAATAAATGAAAGAATGTTAATAGCTCAATATCATAAACAAGAGAAAGAGATAAAGGAGCTGAAAGACAAGTTGCTACAGTATAGAGAATCATTCCAAACGATGAAAGATAACCTTACTGAGTTAAAACATCTAAACAAAGTTTTAGTCAATCAGATTTCTTTTTTATCTTCTAAACAAAACCAATGAGCAAACTCAATCCACTCTACAACAAATGAGATGTAAAGTTCTTTTGGAGAGAACACATCAGAAGAATGAGATTTATCTCTAAACCTCATGTAAGCTATCAAGCATTCTACACCAGATTAAAAACCTGAATGAGTTTAAGAGAAGCTATTTATACCCCAAACAATACCAACATGGCAAGAAACAGAATAAACATGAAACCTAAAAGATGATGGAGTAAATTCAAATCCAATCTCCACTTCTTACGAATCAGATTTATTTCTTTTCTTAAACACTAATGCAAATCAAATGTAAGCAATGCTGAAAACTAATAGAGCAGAAAGTACACAGAGAACTATGTATCAAATGTACTAACAAGAAGAACAAAGAACTACAAGCTGAGTATAGAAAACTCAAATCATAATCAGATTTATTTCTCTCCCTTTCCCTATGCGAACTTTACGAGAATTATTGTTAATATATAAACCTCTATGTAGAAAGAGACTACAACATTTAATTGATTTAAAGACTAAAAACAAAGATGCCTAAGCAAAAGCGAGATTATGAAGCTTTAAAGAAAGAATTTATGCAATCTAAGTTTACAGACCTTAGTTCTTTTATCGCTACCAAATGAGTACCATACAACAGACATACAAGGGAATATATGAAATGATGGGCTAAAGAAAAGAAAGCTCTAAAGGCTAGAGCAACAGAAAGAGCGATTAAGAGAGCTGAGACAAAGTTATCAAACAAGCTAGAGCCAAGCTCAGAGTTTTTACTTTGAAACATAGCAAAAGCTATTGAGCTAACGAAAGTGAAATTAGATCAGATGGAGCAGAAATGAAATATCAATGTTAAAGATTTAAACACCATCCGATGAATGAATCGTATTCAGAACTGACAACCAACCACTTATGTAAAGGAGGAATCAGATGTAAATCAGAATATCAGGATAGAATGAATCCACATAGTTATGTGAGGAAATAATATCTCGCAATGAGAAAAAGATGTAGATGAAAAAGTATAGTTTACTTTCATTTTTGCCGACAAAAATGCAACCAACAGCATATACAAGAAAGCAAATAGCAGATAGATTATGAATATCAGAGCAATGAGTAAATGCTACAAAGAAGATTATCAAGATACAAGTTTGGAGCAGTAGAAGTAAGAAGTATGTTACAAGATACTTATTAAAGTCAGATTTAGAAAAATACTTTATATCAAACAAAATATAGTACGATGCCAAGAGCTGTAATTGCAGATACAATAGAAGTGGTGCAAAGGCAGTACAAAGATGCTGAGACTGTGCTATGTGAGTTTATGGCTGTTCAAGAATATGACATAGAAGAATGAAAGATACCAACCTATAAAGATTTCAACCTACAAGAGTTCCATGACTTTGTCACAGATAAGATAGAAGCTTTAGATCCAATTATCAATAAGAAAAGATGACCTTACAAAACCAAGCAAGAATAAACGAGATATACAAGTATCTCAAATCAGATTTAACTCAATGTATCAAATATCATCGTAGAAATAAACCTGAATTAGTTAAAGAGTATTTTTGAACAGATCAACGAGATAAGATAAACGACCAACTACAAGTAATCTGTAAACCTTTCTCTCCTATCCAAAAGATACAGATTGAGAGGTTAATATCAGACTTACATATTTTTTATTCTGTAAACAATAACCCATGATTGAAGAAATCAAAAAAGAGCTTGAGCTAAAGATTAAAGAGCTTGAGTGGAAGAATCAGCTTAGAAGTTTGGAGATGATTGAATGGATTAAATGACTTCTTACTAAAATAGAAGTAAAAGAAGAAGTTAAACAAGAGCCAATCAAAGTTGAGCTTAAAGAGGAAGTAGAAGAAAAGAAACCTGCTACTCCTAAAAAGAAAATCGTTTTTAAAAAGAAGTAAAAGATGTTTGTAGAGTTTAAAGCAACCCCTAAACAATACGAAGCTTTACAGTATTTCAGAGATGATATAACTACTGAAATCTGATTTGGATGAGCTGCATGATGAAGTAAATCTCGGTTAGGATGTTTTGCTATTTGGTCAGCTTGTTATGAATATCCTTGATCCAGGCGAGTAATCTGAAGAAAGGAGCTTGTAAATCTTAGAAGAACTACATTAGCTACTTACTACAAGATTATGGATTACTACAAAATCCCTGAATTAGATAGAGGAAATCTTAACAGCCAAACAAATATAATCAAATTCCCTAACTGAAGTGAAATCATTTTACTTGATTGTGCTGCTCAACCATCTGATCCTGAATGGACAAGGTTTTGAAGTCTTGAGCTTACATGAGCTTTCATAGATGAAGCAAATGAAGTAGATGCTAAAGGTATTGAGATGTTAAAAACTCGTATCTGAAGGCAGAATACTTTTGTTATAAACTGAAAGACAATAAAGAAACATCCAAAGTTCTTAGAATGTTTCAATCCTAATAAATGACACGTTTATAACGATTATTACCTACCACGAAAAGCTTGAACTTTACCACCTTATAGAAAATTCGTAAGAGCTACAGCATGAGATAACCCTTACTTGCCACCAGAATACATTACACAGTTAGAGAGAGCTGATGAGATTACTAAACAAAGACTACTCTACTGAAACTTTGATTATGATGATACACCATGAAAGTTATTCAGGCGAGATGAGATTTCAGATTTATTTACTGCCAATGTAGTTGCAGATGATACAACATACATTACTTGCGATGTAGCAAGGCTATGAGATGACATGACTGTTATTGTAGTGCGAAAAGGATTAGAAGCTGTAGAGATAAAAAGCTACAACTGAAGAACTACAGACCAAACTGTAGAAACTATCAGAGAGCTTGAAAGATATTACAACTGCAGGAGATCAAATATTTGTATAGACTCAGACTGAGTATGATGATGAGTATGTGACCATCTTAGATGATGTGTAAATTTTATGAATAATTGAACTCCTATAGTGCAAAAGGATGAGCTAAGGAATTATGCTAACCTAAAAACACAATGCTACTTTAAACTTAAATACTTGATGGAGAAAAGGGAAATCAGAGTTAATACTTCTTGAGAGATAAAGGATAAGCTACAGAATGAGTTAGACAATATCTTAGTAAAAGATTTAGAATGAGAAAATAAAATCAGATTAGAAAGCAAGGAAGATATGAAAAAGAGACTATGACATTCTCCAGATTATGCAGATGCTATAATGATGAGAATGTATCGGACTTTAGGAAGACCTTACTCACCTGTTACACATACAGACGTGATTACAATAAACTTTGATGATATGCTTTATTAAAGAGAAAAAAATCAGATTTATTTTTTAAGTTTTATCAAAATGTATTGATGGTATAGAATCTTTAAAGATTTACAAGAACTAAAAGAGTTATGTATCCAAAGAGAAAAGCATGTTGATGAGCTAGAAGAAGAAAATAAGAAACTAAGAGAAGATGTAGAATATCGGAGAACTTGTTATGAAGATTTAAGGAGAATAGAATGATATGATAAAATAAAACTAGAGGATTATCTAAAAGATTAAAAGTTTTTGTTGCATCTGAAAATTTCAGAATATAATACCTGTTGAATTTATATCACATACTAAGCATGGATAAGTCAGCAATACTCGTACAGATACAAAGAGAATATGCTTTATGATTGAACTATGTAAGACCTGCAAGGATTAGATACAGAGATAGAATTATGAAACGAAATCCACAGGCGACTAAATCTGCAAAGATTATCAATATCAACATGATATGAAACTACATAGATACACTTATTGCATCATTCTTTACTAACTGAGTTAAATGTAAATTCATATCAAGACAATGATGGATATGAGAAGAAGAAGCTCAGAATTTAAATGCTGTTGCTGAGTTTGATGAAAGAGAATGAGCTACTCAACAGCTCAAATATCAAGTAGAACAAGATAGTCTTTTCTTTGGAGTATGAATCCTAAACAAAACATGATTTGACCATACAACAAAGACTAACACATGGAAAGCTATCAATCCTCTTTCACGGATACCTGATCCATTACCAACTCAGACATGACAGTTTGACTGAAAGAACTACAGATTTCATGGATTTTGTATGCTAACAAATATTCATGATGTAAAAGATAAATACGATAAAGATGCTATCAATAGATGGTTTGCTAAACAGTACAACATGGAAGATAACCTAACAAGAGAAGCATATCAGAATAAAGCTTGAACTTGACCAATCATAGTAGATGAAATAGAAGATAACTTTGCTTTAGATATTTATACTCACTACACGATTGTAGATTGAAGAAAATGGAAGTTTGTACTTAGTGCAGATATGACTGAGATATTCTACAAGGAAGAACTTAAACCTGTAACTAAAGAAGAAAAACTTGATCCAACATTGATTCCTCGACCTATCATGTTGAACTACTATGATCCTGTAAGATGAAATCCATTCGGAACTTCTATCTGTGATAAAGTAGAAGATAAACAGAATGCTAAATCTATCTTAGCTAATCTAAGTCTGATGAAAGCTAAGAGAGAAGCTACAGGTGGAGATTTCTTAGTCAATTCTAGATTGATAAAGAACAAAGAGGAACTACAGAAGAAAACATTTGACCAGAGATACTTATTCATAGATGAAAACGAGATTGGAACACAACCAATACAGAATGCAATGTATGAATTGCCACAGAGTCAGATTAAAACTGATGTATGGAATATGATGTCATGGCTTGAGAATGAGGCTAAATACGATTCAAAGATAGATAGCTTACAGCAATGAATAATGCCTGATAAGTCTATGACTAAAGCTGAAGCTCAGCAATTACAAGCTAATGCTAATATGCAGTTATCTATCAAGAATACAATTAAGCAACGATTCTATAGAGATTACTATTTCCAACGATGGAGAGGTTATTTGGAGAATTTCAAAGACTGAGAAGAAAAACGAGTATTACTGAATGCTGATTTTGAATGGACAGGAGCAAGTTTGAGTAAAGACCAATTCATTACTAAACAGATGCCTTACATTATGGTATGAGCAACAGAGGATATCAATGCTATGAATGAGAAAGACAAAAATACTTTGATGGCTTTATATCCTATCATAACAAATGATCCAGAAATCAAACCTGTAAATAAAGCAATATTCAAGAGATTATATCTTAGAGCTACAGGATTAAAACCAAATACAGTCAATTCTATCTTTGCATACACACCTGAAGAAAGAATAGCTAAGAGTTATGTAGATATGGTAAATCTATGAGCTAAACCAACAAGTTTATTCAAGAGAACTGATATAGATTTCTACACAGTACGATTGTATATGCAGAAAGCTGAAGATGGAGATTTAAAAGATGAGATATTAGAGAAACTAAACTGATTACTATTGGAGTTATGAGAATGACAACCACAAATGCCTATGAATAACGAGATGGCTAATAGTGCAGCAAATATCATGATGGCTCAATGAGTACCAACTAAAGATGAACTAATCACCAGAGATACAGTAAATTTAACTTCTAACATAGCATAATGACAGAAAAAATGGTAAAGCTTGATGATCTACTAAGGAGTAGATGATGGGAGAAAATGAAAGAGCTAATCAAGAATAGACAGATAGCATTAGCTAACAAGATTGTTTATGGAGATTGCATGGATGTAGCAGATGAACATTTAACACCATCAGACTTATTAAGAGCTGAAATGAGATGTCTTGCATGGGTAGTTGAGAAGCTACCAACACAAATGATAGAAAACCCTGATTATAAAGCTGAAGAAGATATAGAGGAGATGGAAGAACAAGAGAGAGCAGAGATTATAGAATGAATGTTTAAACAAGAGATTTAGTTTTATAACCTAATCACATAAAGGATGAAAGTAAAAGTAAGTAAGAGTTATTCTAAACCAACTTCTGAATCTATGAAAGATTACAAGAAAGGTAAAGACTGATTCTCAATGGTTAAGAAAACTTATAGTGTAAAATTTCCTAAATGTAAGTAGGGAAACGGAAAGGAATCAGCCGTAAAGAGAGCCACATTCCCAAGAGGTTTAATACCTAACATATTCGCAGTTTGTAGGTTTATGCAACAACAAATCTACTTTAGCTACGGTTATGATGCTTTATTACTAACCAATTATTACCATGCCTGAAGAAGAAACTTTAGACACAACTCCTATTGAGGAGTGAGTAGACTGAGAAGAAGTTGATTACAAAGCTCTCTACGAGAAAGAAAAGGAAAGAGCTGATAAACGACAGTCTAGATTTAAGAGTGCTAAGGCACAGGAAAAAGAAAAAGCTCAATACCAAATCGATGATAGCTACATCGATAAAAAGGTAAAAGAGGAACTATTCTTTGAAAAAAACTCTACAGCTAGTGAGTTTAGAGAGGAGGTAAAGAAAATCCAATCACAGTATACATGAATGGATGCCAATACAGCCTATCAGTTATATCTAGCTAAAAACAAACCTGAATTGCTTAAAAGTCAGACTTCTAATCTTTGAGTGGATGGTATCACTAAAGAGCCTGAGCCTGAAAAAGATTGGAGACAAATGACTGATGCAGAATTTAATGAGTTCTGGAAAGCAAGAGGGAAGAAATAACCTTTTAGCTTATTTATTTTAATTCAAAATGGCACAAAACTTAGATGCTTTTATACCTGAGCTATGGAGTCGTAGAATCCAATATTTAACTAAAAATGCTTTGGTAGCTACACAAATCTGTTCTTTTGAAGAACAACCTGACTTGAAATATGGAGACAGAATCCACAGACCTTATCCAAATGACTTAGTTGTTAATGACTATGTTAAATACACAGATACAACTCAGCAAGATTTAATCGGAACTGATGAATATCTTGATATTGACCAATCAAAAGAAATCTCTTTCGCTATAGATGAAGTAGATTGGATTCAAATGAAATACGATCTTGAAAACAGCTATGTAGAAAGGGCTGCTTATAGATTGGCTAACGATATTGATGGTAAAGTATTGTCTGAAGTAGGAAATGCTGTTGTATCTATGGATGCAGGAGACATTGGAGGAACTGCATGACAAGCTATTAGCTTATCTACTTCTAACTGTCTTAATGCTGTTATGACTGCAGGTGCTAAACTTACAGCTAACGGATGTGAGATGGATAAAACTTGGGCTTTGGTTGTATCTCCAAAGATGGCAAGTGTTATCGCTCAAACTGTTGCTCAAGACTGATTCAGCTTAGCTGACTTAGCTTTGAAAAACGGATATGCAGGAAACTTTGCAGGATATAAAGTATATTCTTCAAACAATGTAGAACACACTAGAACTATTAGCTTCTCAAGTGTAGTTGCTACTGATGAAATTACTGTTGCAGGAGTTAAATTCACATTTGTTGCTTCTATCGGATCAACTGCAGGTAATGTTCTTAAAGGAGCTAACGATGCTGCTGCTTTGGCTAACTTAGCTGCTGCTATCAATGGAGCTGCAGGAGCAGGAACAACTTATGTTGAAGTAAGTGCTGCTGACAGAGCTAAATTAAAGAATGTTAGAGCTAACTTAGATGCTTCTACAGGAGTTCTTACAACTGCTGGAGATGTATTAGTTTCTACACCTGACACAACTATTACTGTTGGTGCTGAAGAAGCTCATGCTTTGCTTTGTAGACCAGGAGCTATTGATTTGGTAATGCAACAGAACATAGATGTTAGAAAGAATCCATTACCTAAACAGAAAGCTGATTACTACATTATTTCTTGCCTTTACGGAGTTAAAACTTTCCAAGAAGGAAAAGAAAGAATGGTTAAAATTAAGATTGCTGCTTAGTAAATCTTTCATAGTTGGGAGGTTGGGAAACTAACCTCTCAAAATGAAACTTTTATTTAGAAACATATTAGCTAATGGATGTATCTACAATAATCAATTTATCAAGGAAACAGACTTCTACTACTGCATGACAGATAGCAGATGCTGATTATCTAACATATCTAAACATTATCTATAAAGATATATTCTCAAGATTATCTGTAAATGCTAAGAAATACACTTGGCAGAGTTATACAACAGATGTAGTTGCATGACAACAAGAGTATATCATTCCTCAACCATCTGACACTCAGACTTGATTAAAGTTGGTGTTAGATTGTTTTTATATTCATGAATGAAAGGATAAGAGGATTCCAATATATGATGCAAGTATCAATATAGACTATGAGATAAACAAGAATAAGCAACCATATTGAGTGTTAAGAGATGGTAGTATTTTTATCTATCCTGTACCAGAGGAAGATATTGAGTGATGATTACGCTTAGAATGAAAATACATACCGTTAGACCTAACATTAACTAACGCTTCTGATGAAATAAAATTAGCTCCAGAGTATCATAACATATTAGTTAAATGATTGAATAGTTTAGTATTTGGAGAGAAACAAGTATTTGATAAACAGCAACTACGAGAAGGATATTATTTACAAGCTATACAGCAAATGCAAACAGAATGATGCTTTGATAATGAAAGTGGGTATCAAGTAATTGATCCATATTTATGATTCTTAGAATAATATAATGGTAGATATAAAAAGAGAAGATTTAACTTTATATGATTGGACAAAAGGTATCTCAGCAGATGAATTTGCATGAGGTAGTTATTTTTATGCAGAATGAATACAGACTTGATATAATACTAAATGATTTAAACTCTGATACAAACTAGATGAAAGTGTATTAAACTATCGTAGTGATTGATACCCTGTAGCTTTATCTCCATCAGGATACTATGGAATAACAGCATTTACACATGACAATAGATTAGAAACTTATGAGAATTATAATTGAAGCTCTGAATGAGATGGAGATTGAGATAGAGGTGGTGCTTTATTTGCTATGCTGCCTAATATAGCTACTAAATGGACAAATTGACTTACATATTGAACTAATGCTATTGGAATTAGAAAAGGCTCAGTAGATGTGATAGATTTTGATTGATTATTTAACCCTGCTTTAGACCTTTTAAGTACTACACATCTTGCAGATAATTCATGATGGACAGCAGGAACAGGATGGACTATAACTGATAACTGAGCAGAACATACAACAGGAAACACAGGAACACTTACTACTACATTTGATTCTTGAACAGCGGATAGAGTAAGAATAGCAATAAAGATTAAAGATAGAACAGCTTGAAAACTTGTTATAGATGCAGGAAGTTTAACAGATACGGCTCAAGCTAATGGATGGTTTGTTATGTACTCTATAGTAAATTCAAATGAAACTAGAACTTTGACTATAACACCAAGCTCAGATTTTGATTGAACTGTAACAATAGCAAATGTGCATAAAGTAGATACTTCTAAAATAAGCATTTCTAAAGCCTCTATTACTTCAGCAGATAATCACCCTGCTATTCTATGAGGTGGAGATCTATATATTTGAAGCTGACATAGTGTAGATATAGTAAGTCTTCAAGATTGGTGAGTAGTTACAAAAACTCTAGTAGATGAGAATGAAACCATAGTAGATATTTCTCAACAGGCTTGAAATCTGATTATCTGGACTACTGATTGATATAATTCCAGGCAGTACTATTGGAACTGAGTAGATTCTGTAGCTTCAGAATGTATAGAGTGGAAATGATTATTAGTGCAATGAGTAACTAATACTGAAACTGTTTGTTATGTTTTAACTACATCTTGAGCTACAACAGGAAGTGTAGAATGATATCAATACAGATTATATGCAGTAAGTGGATACCAAAGAAGCTTATTAGCAGTAAAACCATACTATCCTAACTCATGAAGAAACCTTGATCAAGAACAATATAATTTCCAAAAGAAGTTTGACTTCAACGATGTGCAGAATTCTAAATCTATGTGTATGTTTCTAGATAATTTATTTATTCCATGATGTGATGGAGTTTATAAATACTGAAACGATATTCCATGAATGAGGAGTGTTTGGACTAAACCTGTTAAATATCCATTTGGCTCTAAAAGAATATTACTACAGCAAAGAGGTCTATATTTATCAATAGCTTATTCAGTAGATTGAGCTAATTATCTTTCTAGGATCAATGAACAGAGATATACTACTAAATGATATTTAGTAAGTGAATGAATATATTGGGACAAAATAGGAACAAGAAAGAATATAGAAAAGCTAAAAATCTGATTTAAGAATGTAGCTAGTGAAGATTGAAACATAAAAGTATATGCTATTGTGGATGATGATTACTTTTGGAGATTTACAGTAAGCTGAGTAACTAACCGACCTGCAGTTTGAGATACTTATACAGTAGCACACCAAACTACTTGAGAGGTAATAGCAATAGATAAAACTAACAACATAATAACCTTTAGAACTGTGAATAACTTAGGTAGTTATTTATGACAAAGTGCTAATTCATTAAGTAAAGTAAGCTGATATGGAGATGCTAGTATAACGATAGAATGATACGATAATATGTGTTTGATTAAAACAATAGAAACTGAGAAACAATGATATGGATCAGATTTAATCTTTTGAAAAGATTTTGTAAATAATTTTATGCCTTATTGGTATAAACTACAGCTAGTAGTAGAATTGAATACTACAGATAATAAACTAACTCCTGAAATATATGAAATAAGCATAAATTCAGATGTAACTGATATAGTTTTATAACATAAGTAAATAATGGCTCAAGAAGTACAAACAACATTAGATTATAAAGCTGAACTCAATGAGATTGAGTGAATCTGATATCAACAAAGAAGAGTAAGCGATAAGATGCAGGTAAGAGATAAAACCTCTAATCAAGTAACAGCTCTTGCAGATACGACCTCTATGGCAACCGAATGAGAAGAAGTAATTACACCATGATGGACTTTAACTAGCTCTTGAGGAATAGAATATCAATCAGATTGAACTTCTTTAATTGTGCCTCTAGCTTGAGCTTATATGCTACAGTATATACCATTTACATGATATCCACAGACTACCTATTATTATACGATTAAAGTATATGTAGATGGTATAGAGCAATATTCAGAGAGATTGGCATTAGGAGACCATGAAACTAGGTCAATAGTACTAAATCTGGGTAAAAAAAATAAGCTTACATTCTGATTTACTTCTGAATTTAATGTTATAGCTAATATTAGACCAACTATAAGACTAATCAGACTTTAATTCATAAATATTTATATAAATGGCAATAAACAAAGATTCTAAAGCTTATCAATGATTGTTAGCTAAATGATATACGGATGCTGAGATTACACAGATGGCTGATTCTGTAAATTCATGAAAGACCACACAACAAGCATTTGATGAAGTTAAAGCTCAAAGAGGAACAACTACTCAATCAAGTGGTAGTTATGTATATAACCCAACTTCTTGATATTATGAGCAACAGAAAACAACTACTACTCCTACAACAACAAGAACTAATGGAGATGAATTTGGAAGAAATAATCAAACTTCTACACAAACCACTAAAACAGAGACACCTGTAAAACAACAAGAAACAATAGGTAGTACCGTTCCAGAAATTAAGCAGGAATGAGCATTGAAACCACTATCGCAAGATTATTACAATCAGACTTCTGATGAAGCTCAGAGTAAAATCATATCAAATCTAAACAACTATAGACAGACTAATCCTGAATATTTTAGAGATTATGAAAGTTTCAAAAAGAATTTCAGCTATGATGCAAGAAATGATGAGCAAAAACAGACATTAGACTCTTGGTATGGAGGTTATCAGAAATGAATGGAGTTAGCATGAATACCTGTAACAGATTTATACACTCAATATAAGGATGGTCAAGTATCTATGAATGAGCTTGAAAATCTAAGAGTATATGATCCAACAAAATATGCTGAATTACAAAATCAGATTAACAAATGAAATATTATAGCTGCTTATGATGATGACAAATGAGTAGATACTACTTGAATGAGCTTACAAGATATGGCTTATAATACAGCTGTACAAATGTTTACTAAGTTTATGAGTGGAGATAGTTCAAGTGGAGCAAGTCAATATTTCAGAGATTATGAAGCTAAGATGGAATCTCCTGAGATGTTAGCATTATCAGATCAATGTACTGAAGTTCAAGAACAAATGGAGAATATCCAATCAGATTTAGATAGTATTAAAAAATCAGTAGAAGCTGAATATGAATGAACATGAGCTACAAGAAGTAAGATAAATGCTATAATTGCAGATAGAAGTTATGATTTACAATTACAACTAAGAACTCTTAACTCTGAATATACTAAATATGCTACACAGTATAATAATAGGATGCAACAGTATCAGAATGAGTTTCAAATGCAATTACAGGAATATCAACTAAATCAAGATGCAAGAAATCAACAGATGAAAGAACTCTGATTTGCTATGGATTTAATGAATTTTGAGACTAATGACCAAAAGCAACAAAGAGAGTGGGATTATTGGGTAAAGCAACAAGAGTATACAAACTGAAATATAAACTCTAAAGACTATGATACTAGATATAAAGCAGCTCTCAAAAGTGTTCAGAATTTACTTTCTCAATATGAAGGTATCCCAATGCAAAGGAGTGCAGAACAAATGGCACAGGATGTATTGAAAGCAATAGATAATGGTAGTGATTTAGGAGCAGAGCTTACAAAGATAAATAAACAGATTCAACAGAAACCTGAATATAAATATCTATACAATCAGACTTATGCTCCTGTTAGTGTTAGTAGTGCATGATGAATACAAGATACAATGAAAGTTTGAGATATGGAATATGTAAAGTATAATGACCAATGGTATACAGCTGATGATTTTAATAAGATGTTTAGTGGAGCTTGAGCTACAGGAACTTGAACAGCTAAACCTTATGATTTAGTAGATGAAAGTGCATTTAGAAGAACTAATCTACAAAATTCTCTATGAAGCTTCTTACTTAAAAAAAGCAACCATGCATGAAATAAATGATGACAATGTGGTAAATATGTAAACGATTATCTACAAGAAATCGGAGTAGGTAGATACTATGATAATGAGCTTTCAACAAAGCTTAATAGTGTAAATAGTTATGCTCCTAAGGAATGAACAATAGCAGTATTTGACTATAACCACAAAAGTGCAGATGGAGTGAATTACGGTCATGTAGGAATCGTTACTCAAGTATATTCAGATTGAAGCTTTGATGTTATGGATTCTAACTATTGAAGTGATGAAAAAATACAGAAAAGACACATAAAACCATGAAGTAGTTCTCTTAAATGATTCTTTGATCCAAGTAAACCTCCTATGAGTAATAGTTCTCAATCTACAGGCAACAGCTCTTTTGTATCATGAAGTATAGAATGAGTACCATTAGCTTACGAGAGAGCTGTAAAAAATCTTGTACCTGCAGCTTTACAAAATTCAGACGCAGAAAGAGAAGCACTAAATACAGTTATTACAAACTCATATAACTGAGGTATAGATCAATCTCAAATAGCATTAACTTTCATGTGATTTGATATTAAAAATGATGCAGATAAAAAATTAGCTCTTGAATTAGTAAACACTACAAGAACATTAAATTCTGAAACTCAAGAATGAATAGTACAAACAATATCAGATTTAATCAATCAATGAAATTATGCTAAAGCTATCCAAACTGTAGAAAATGCTGTTAGCCAACAAGCTAAATCTGATTGAAATTATGTATCTGAGGCTTCAGTTAAAAATACTATAAATAAAGCAAATGAGTTATCAAAATATATGAATGGATTAAAGAAATCTCCTGTATGAGTAGTTGAATGAACAATGCAAGATTGGTTATGAAAATTATCATCTAAAGATGCAAAAGAGATTCAAAATAGAATAGCTCTCATAGAATCATCTTTGGATATAAAAGATAAAGATACATTACAGAAAATAGTACCACAGTTATCAGATCAACCATCCGTATTTGCATCTAAATTACAAAATCTCTGAGATAATGCTATGGTAGAACTAAATGGATGGAGAACTATTTACGGTTTACCTGCATTGACACAAGATTCAGTTCTAAACCATTCAAACAGAGTAGATTTATATAAGAATTGAACAGTTCAAGGGCAAACAACAAGCACTCAGGGCAATAATCAGACTTTACAGATGAATATGCAATGAGCTATTAGAAATTTAAATGCTAAATTCTGACTTAAATAAGATTTTATAATGTAATTTATTTAACAATATGGCACAATCACGAGCAAGAGCTACAGTACCTGACTATAATCCTTATGGAAGTAGTCAGATTCCTACAAATACTTCTAATAGTATAAGTAGACCATCATTCAACAGACCACAATCTATTGATTTGAGGAAAAGTAAGTACACTCAAACTACATATAATGAGAATTATCCATGATTAAACGAAAAAAGTTTCAAAAAATTAGAATCAGCAGTAGAGCAAATGTGATTTTCAGGAGAAGAAAAACGAACAGCAATGGATCAATGGTATAGAAATAATGTAAAATACCTATTAAATGACCAAACTTTAGAGGAAAGAGCTAAAGAAATTAACGAACAAGCATATCAAGCTGCTGAATTGAAAAATCCTGAAGCAGATGCACAGCTTAGAATGACAGAATTTTCTCAAGCTCTTAAAAAGAAATATAATTTAGATGCTACAGCTGATGATTTGGATGTATTTAATACATTTGTTAGCGATTTATGAGAAGAATGAGTAAACCTTGCATGACAATACCTATCATGAGAGAATAAAAAGCTCCGATACGATGCAGGATTAGAAACTTGATGGGAAAAAGCTGCTGATTTTGGGGTATGAGTATTACAATCTCCATGAAAACGAGGTTATAACCTATTTTGACAGCTTTTTGATAGAACAGGTAAATGGATATGAGAATGAACAGCAAATATGCTTACAGATGAGCAAAAAGAGAAAGTAAGAGATTGGTTAGATAAGAATACAATCTTTAAAAAGGATAGAATAGATGAATATGCACAGAGTTTAGCACAACAAGAAGCAGAATGAAACACTTTCAACGGTAGAGAGAACACAGATATTAGAACTCCTTTACTATGAGAGGAAAGAGCTAACTCTACGGCTACTAAAGTATGAGAAGTAGTTGGAGATATTGGTACTGCTGTTGCATTAACAGCTCCTATGTGAGCTGCTACAGCTCCTATAATGGCTGATTCCACTCTATGAGGTGCTGCTTTATTGTGAGCTTCAGAATGAGCAATAGATACTGCATTCACTCATCTATGAAGTCAATGAAATCTGAATGTAACTCCATGAGAGATGGCTCTTTGAACTGCATTGGGTGGCTTATGATGAGTACTAACTAATAAACTCTCTCAGGCATGAAAGGAAGTTATAAAAAATTCAGACAAAGTAGATGATGCTACAAGGCTTTCCTCTAAGATAGCAGATAAAACTGATGATGCTAATAGGATAGCAGGTAGGATATGACAATGAGATATAGATGATCAAGCTAAGGTAGTGGAATGAGTAAAATCTATCACCAAAAGAAGCTGAGAAAAGTGAGTAAAGGATATTAAAAAATATGGAGAGCTTAAGGATGCTATTAAAGCATCAGAAAAACAAATCATAAGCCAAGAAGATGATTTATTAAGACAATTCCCTGATAAAATAACAGACTGGACTACTACAGAAACTGTGAGATGATTAGGAGACCAAGTAGATGATGTAACTAGAGATTATTTGGATGACTGAATAGAATTATTGAAGAAATATAATAAAAATGATCCAGTAGCTATGAGAGAACTAGAGATGTTACAGAATACTAAGAATACTGAATGACTAACTAGGTTAGAGGCAAAAGAATTAGCAAGAAAATTGTGAGCTAAATTAAGTAAGAAATTCTATAATTCAAATGATGAGCTTAGAAATAGTATGTCAGCTGAGAGCTATGAGCAGATAAGAAGATGAATACAAAATGCAGTAAGAGATAGATTACCAGATGATGTATTAAAGAATCTAGATATAGAATATAGTAATCTCAAAGCATTTGAGTGATTAACCGATGATATGGCAGAGAAAGTAAATACTTTAACTCAAAAGATTAAAGAATTATGACCTATAGAGAAGCTCTGAAGAAAAGTATGAGATGCTATAAACCGAGTAACAGGTAAAGGTATCAAATGAGTTGTAGAGAAGTTCTTGCCTAGTAATATGTGAAATAAGATAAATAACTCAATAGATATGGAGATAGAATTATCAAAGAATCTAAGCAAATTAGTGGATTTAAATAAAGCAATAGATGCATTAAATACAACAATGAATAGTTCAGCTTCTAAGTCTGTTATAAATACAGCATTAAGAAACTTTGCAGATGCTATAGCTAATATCCAAATCGATATAAATCCTATTGTAACAAATACAGCAGTAAGATGAGCAGAAGCTACAGCTAATGCGATGTATAATAACTAACTTGACAAAAAGTAACATAAAAATATAAGAGTAGAAATATTTATATTCTACTCTTTTTTTATGGTAAATTTTACTGTAAGTATGTTATGATGGTTATTATGTGCTTTGTTTCGATTCTTTGTAATAGCATGAACTAGTTACGGTATATATAGATTTGTTAAAGATAGGATAGATGATAAAGAAAGAGATAAGTATGTCAAGGAATGCCAAGAAAAGCATAAAAAAGAAATGGAAGAAGCTAAGGAGAGAATATCTAAGTTAGCTAAAAAAAATAAATAATTTATTTTCTACTCTTTTTATCATGAAAAATTGGCAATTTATAATTATCCTTATTTTAAACCTTGCATTCATTTGAGCTTGAGTTTATGCTTTTATAAATATATCAGATAAGATAGATTCTATAGAGATACCTCAGATACAAGAGACTAAAAACGATGGGAATTATCACATGGATGAAAAAGAATTTAATAGGATACTTACAACTATAGAAGAAGATGCTCATTTCTGTAGATTATGAATACAAGCCCATCGTGAAAGATGGGAAAATCGGACTCAGGATTTCACTAAACTATATTTAAGCAATAATTTATAAAAATAATAAAAAGTCTGACTAAAATCAGACTTTTATTTTTCTCTGTGGGTAATTATTCCACTCGCTTCATCTACTATCGTTTATTTAATTTTCTATAACGGTACTACCTATTATTTCTATGTATATTTCTTTAGTTCATCATCACAATCTTTAACTTTGGCACGTAGCTTATCTGCTGTGTAGTGTAAAACTCATTGAAAGTTTTTATCATTAGTCATATGTCGGATATTTCATAAGCTAGTTATACAGTTTAAGCATTCTGTCTTTAATTCATTCAGCCTTTTTATTTCTTCTAAATTATCTCCTACAGGCACATACACATAGAAATTAGCTCAAAAATTACTTATAGCACTCAATTTATTTTTTAATCAGTAATATGGCATACTTCAGCTATCCTTTACACTCCTTTGTCAATTTAAAGATACCACTCCTACACTATGTCAGTTAGTCTGAGTTCCAAAATCTGTTCCATCTATCATTCAATCCTTTTTATCTTCGCCTCGTTCTTTCGTAGGGCAACAGTTTCAGTCAATGGTATATAATTTACCTATCACATCTTCTATAATCTCGTTATCGTATTTTGAGATACGGTAGTAAGCCACTTTTCTATCCATTTTTTCATTCCATCGGTCTGCTACAAGTTTGACTGCACTCTGTACCCACCATCCTTGACCTCTTATTCTTCATCTATTGTAGCTTAGCTCATCTATCTCTTTGATTTCATCGTAACTAAACTCATAATTCATTAAATCTGATAGCATTCATACTGCAGCAAAAATAGTACAGGATACATAACTCCGTTTGTTCTTATACTGATTATAAGAGAATCTGATTTCATCCTTTTTTACCAAAGGTGGTAATAAGTCTGAATCTCAATTACACAGTACATAGTCTGTATTCTCTGCTCAGTCTCCTAAACATCACAAAACATTTTCTTCCATAGGTTTATATTTAGCATATAAAAGTTCTCTAAAGTCCTCTTTACTTCGGTTGTATCATCTCATTTTTCTCTAATCTGCATAAAGTAGCGAATAAGCATTCTCTGCAACTATCTAAATATAGATTGTAAGTACATTTATCTCATTCTTTGCTGTATTCGTATTTATCCATGTCTATACCTCTTAGGTAAATATAAAGCTCATTCTTTGTATCGTTGTGTAGGGTCGTGTATATCCCTTGCGTTTAGCCGTTCTAATAATTCCTGCTGTATCTCTGGCAACAGTACCCTACTTGTCATGTTAGTTAATCTCTCTACTTGCTCTGGGAATATATCGTTAGCAAATACTGTATGTATCGCATCATGTACGGTCTTTCTTATAGTCTCTACGTTCAGGTCGTTAGTGGCTCAGAATTTACTACGTGGACATCGGTGGTGGTCGTTATATTCCCTTTCCTTTCTCATTAACAAACACTTCAGTAAAATAAAAAGCTGATTATTAATATCAGCATTAAAATGATTAGTCTAATCAGACTTCTCTCACTCATCTTTTTTCTTTTGAATTATTAAAGCACTTACTGCATCCTCTCTATGATAGAATATTCTCGCTAATCATTTATTTGGAGTTCGTAAACCTTTTCAGTTTAAATACTGAAGTAGCATTAGTCTTCACATCTG